AACGAAGGTACCAGAAGTACCTACGTAAACGCTGCCGCCGACAGAAAGCGTGTAGGGAGCAGCAGCGGTATTAATACCGACGTTACCAGATGAAGTAACTCGGATACGCTCTACGTTGTTAGTGCCGATTAAGAACGGTGTATCGGTAGTAGTATTAAGATACGTATAACCGTTATTAGCTTCCAGGAAGACACTGGCAACAGAGTTACGGCTACGAATAGCATTACTGCCTGTGCCGGACGTAGCGACATCAAGACGGCTTCCTGCGCCGCCCATATCCGAAGTTCCTATGCCAACGTTACCGATAGCACTAACTCGGAGGCGCTCTAAATTGTTAGTTCCGATTAAAAATGGTGTGTTTGTGAAAGTGTTGAGGTAGCTATAGCCGTCGTTAGCGTCTAAATAAACAGTGGTGTTATCGTTACGGGCACGAATAACAGAACTGCCTGTTCCACTGACGTAAGCATCAAAACGTGTACCAGGACTAACAGTACCCGCACCAATATCTCCAGTAGTACCTACTATTTGACTACCAAAATTAGGGCTTACTTTAGTTCCTTCAATAGCGGCAGACGCATTTATATCGCCATTAACAATAGTGCCATCAGCAATCATGGCGCTCGTTACAGAGCCCGAGTCACCTGTGGTTACAATGGTACCTGTAGTATCAGGTAGAGTTAAAGTACGAGCACCGGTAGGATCAGCAGCAGTAAGGACTGTTTGGAATCCGAAAGGAGTAGCGTAAAAGTATTTAGGTAGGTATAACCATTATTAGCATCTAAATAAACAGTAGTATTATCGTTACGTGCACGAATAACAGAACTACCTGTGCCGCTTACATAAGCGTCAAAACGTGTACCAGGGCTAACAGTGCCCGCCCCTATATCTCCGGTAGTTGCAACAATCTGACTACCGAAGTTAGGACTAATTTTTGTCCCTGCAATAGCAGCAGATGCGTTGACATCTGCATCGACAATAGATCCAGCAGCGATAGCCGTAGCAATACTGAGACCAGAAGATAAATCACTGCTTACAGATCCAGCGACATCTCCAGTAAGAGCAAATGTCCTAGAAGAACTCAGAGCATTCGCAACGGTGGCGGAGCTAGATGAAGTAGCAGTGGTAGCATTGCCACTAAGAGTCGCAGTGATCGTACCTGCACTGAAATTGCCGCTAGCATCACGAGCCACGATGGCGTTAGCTGTGTTAGTGCTGACAGCTGTAGTAGCGCTATTGGCGACTTTGCCTGCAGTAGTGATTGTGGCGAGCTTGGTGTCCACGATGGGACTTCCTTGCCACACTCCGGATGAAATAACACCGATAGCAAGCGAACCACTTAATGCGATATCGCTAGTCCACTCAACTTGTGTTCCGCCCGCGTTCGTCTGTAAGAGTTGTCCGGGAAGCCCAGGAGATATCGCTACAGAAGGGGGTAAACTATCACCCGCAGGTAACTCAGTAACGTTTCCGCTGATTATTACAAGAGGAATGCGGGCCGTCATTGATTTTTCTAGTCTCGTTATATTTTAGAGCATACGTGTAGGCCCGAGTATTTAAGACGTTTTCTACTGGCTAACGAAAAGTCAAAGCAACTTCTAATTTGCTCCTAATTTGAAGTTAATTAGGAGTTCATTAGGAGTTCGTTAGAAGATTTCCAAATTCTCGATCACCCGCCAGCCGTCAACAGCGGGATTATCTGAAGCTAGGACAGCTTTGATTGTAGTAGGCACATAAGCAGACAGAATGCGCCCAATGTCATGAGCGATGTATTTGTGTTCCTTTTGAGTTCCGTTAGCCCCACGCAGGCCGACATAAAAAATCCAATCCCGTAGAGTGCCTTGCATGTGCAAACGGGTAGGTGTGCACATCGGCAGGATGTTTCGGGCGCATTCCCGAGCAACACCGGACTCCAGCAGAGTGTGGTACAACTCCTCGATATCCGAAAAAACCTCTTTGACGCGTTCTTTTAATACTTGCTTAACCGTCTCGTCCGCAAACTCCAAGCTGTTTTGCCGATCTTTAAAATCTTGAGCCCGCAGTTCGAAATCCCAACAGCCTTCCCAAGCGTCGTCTAGAATCTTATCTGGGGTACAATAACGCTGCGACAGTTCTTGATAATGAAATGCTCTGTGGCGAATAATCTGAGCTGAGATAGCTCTGCTGGTTATAATTTCAAAAGACGCGCAAACCTGCTCAAAGACACTCCAGTGACCCTGGTTAATACAGAAAGTAAGGAGTTTTTGAAACTCTACCTTGTCCGGATTCTTGGTGCTCGCTCGGGCGTGCCTGGCGACAACCTTCTCAGAGTTGTCAGTAATCCAATCGAGCTTAGCGTTGTGCAAACGATTCACCGGCAGGCTGCTGGGTCGTAGGTACTATACCGATTGCGGATGCCACGCGCTCCACAATGCCGGGATTTTCCTTGATGACCTGGCCGGCCCAGCGATCTCCGTACTGAGGGATGGCTGAAGGATTGATATTGATCAGGGAGCCTGCGAAACGATTCATGTTTTGGGGAACGTCTGTTGGTAACGGAGTCGCGAAGTAACTTCAGAGGGCGTCACAGCGGACATGCGTGCGGCGTCTAAACCAAATCGCTGCCCCGCCATGCGGATCGGAAAGTCGTTGTCCTTCATTTCCGCGAATCCTTCTTGAGCTTAGCTAACGCCAGCAAGTTGTTCATCGTGTTGCTGCTCTGATACGGATATTCATCTGAAAATGAAGGTGTATTGAGCATCGTCTGCTTAGGTACAGAAGTAAGTTGTTGCATCATCATGCGATTTTTGGGATTATTTTCATTAAGCGACATCATGTACTCTGCCTGACTCATATCGTCCGGAGACTCAGGCAGGGGAATATTGCGCTGGTTGTAACCTGCAGGTCCCACAAGGGCCGTGGACTTCTTGATATTACCTTCGCCGTACTCTACAGGACCTACAGGAGGACGACTGTAAATGCCGCGATCGTGTGCGAACTGAGATGAGACACGATTCATGTCGTCGAGTTGCGCCACGCGGCGAACACCGGGCATGGGCGGCTGATTCAACATGCCGAAAGTCGGCATCGCTAACCGAGGGGCAGCTTCAGGAGCTTTGCCTGCGTCGGAGCCGGGAACAATCGGCATTACTTGTTATCTCCGCGATTGGCGTGCTTTGACCTTATTCTAATGTTATCCGGGGAGTTGTTATGCGGGTTCCTGTCTTTATGGTCCACATCCCGGTCGTCGCCCTTATGAACCCGACCCTGCTGTTCAAGGTGGCGACGCGCTTTATTACGCGCCGCTCGCCTCTTCTTTTGTTCTTCAGTACCGTGGTATTCCTTATATTCTTTATCGTAGTCTCGGCTCATAGCGCTCACTAATCTAGGACCATTTTAGCCTAGTTTTAAGAGTCTTAAACAGCTCAGGGTAGTTGTTATATAGGTCGTGGAGCAGCCCGTTAGCTAGGTCGTCAATAAACCGTTGGTACAGCCCCGTATACAGGCCGTCTGTACACTTATAAAACTCATAAAGCCAATCGAGAAAGTCAGCGCGATCTTGCTCGGCGTTTACGTCCCAGTTGGCGAGGAGATATTCGTACTTGCTGGGTTCGGCCACACGGTCTCGGAAGGGGCCTCCTATCCTAGTCGGTCAGGAGCTGGATCGAAATGCCTCGGATCGTCTGTTCTTCAAGCTCTTCGAGCAGATCTTCTCGATCCAGCTCCTTCGTTATCTGCTGGGTGATGTACCAATAAACGGAAGCAATAAGCGTTTCTCGATACGCCTGAGCTAAAGCCATCTCCCTTGTTTGCAGGTCACCAAGAATATTGTTCTCCTCATCATCGAACGAGAACGTCTGCGCCAAGACGCGCTCGTTAGCACAGCGAGCAATATTAGACCAATCGTTAGCGTTCATATTCTTATAGTGTTATTTTGCCACTATAGCCCAGCCTGAGCCTTCGCCCTCCACCATCCAGCGCAAACCAAGATTCTTCTTGGAATACAGCCGATACTTACCATTTGTGCTGGGATATCCTCCATTGATCAGATCCATCTCGCCGAATGGATCGTGCACCCAGAACTTAGTACCGTCTGCAGTAACGCCTACGACTATTAACCAATGCCCGCCGCCGGTAGGATTCGTCACCGGCCCTTTGTGAAGCACCCCGATTGGCACTGGTATACCCGATCTCAGTTGAGACTCGACCTTGGTCCAGTTCCAATTCTGAACAAACTTAGCGTCAACACCAAAATGCTTTAGGGCTTGTAACTGCGCAGAAGCTTCTGTAGTATCGCCGTATTTAAAGACCTCATTTATAAACTCATCATCGTTATTAACAGCATCAGGGTCAAGCGCCGAAAGCAACATCGCACAGCTGCTACTGAAGCATGTGCGCATAGGGTCTTTAGCGTTATCCCGCTGGCTAAAGTACGGCACAACGAGCTTAATCTCACCGTCCAACTTCGGCGGCGTTTCCTGCGTCTTTGTGTCGTTAATAATCTTGAAATGCTCAGGCCAAAACCACCACTCGGCATCTGGTCTGGCCTGCAGAAACACCCGTTGGTGCTGCTCGCCGGGATACTGCCGAATCTCTGTCCACTCCCACGCGCTGCCGTTGGGCACAAACAACTTTTCTTCGGCGGCCAGCTCGGAACTTTGAACCGGCTTGCGCTTCAACCAAGTGTCTTGCTTGGCGACGATCGAAGCGGCGAGCATGGGGTTCTTGACTTTGGCTAAGAATAAATCTCTTTCCGCTTTGCGCCGCCGTGTTAACCCTTCGATAGGTTTATCGCCGACCTTGTTCCAACGAAGAAACTCAGATGCGACGATCGTACGATCCGACCCGTCATTTAAAAGACGCAACAGAGTGCTTGACTGCAAAGCACTCAATCCGACGTTATAACTAAACGAAACTAGGGCGTCAAACTCGTTCTGGTTTATCGCAACCTTGACTAGATCCGAGACGCCGCGTTCGAACACTGCCACGTCAACACGCAGGAGCTCCTCAGCTTTGACCTCGGTAATGGTCATGCCGAGTTTGATATCAGGGCCGGTCGTGCCATACCCGATCGTGGGCACCCCGCCAATATCAGGGTACGCTTTAAGGCGCAGACCCTCAAAACTTTTAATCAGGTCGATACCGTTTTGTGAGAGCTTCATGCTCTATCAGGCGACAGAAGCCTGAACACGGTATTCAGTCTCACTCCGACCCTTTCGATACACATAAACAGTTGCGGTATCGCTAGAATTAACGTTGTAAGAAAAACTGGCGCTAATTCGCCGGCTAATCTTAGGCGCATCAAGCTCGCCGGCGAGAGTGCCGTCGGCTTTGTAGACCGCCACGCCGGAAACGCCGAAAGCTTCGGCATCCAAGGTAATAGTGGCTGTGCCCGTCGAGCCGTAGGTCAAATCGTACACGTCGGCCAGATTAAGACTGCCATCACCGGCGAAAGATCGAAAGCTGTTCACGGTGACGTTTGACCCGTTATCCGTGCGAAACTGGCCGAAGCGAGTAATACCGGCGGGAGCCGCGCCGAGTTCGCGGTTAAACGTAGCTTCGGCCATTACTAATTAATAGTTCTGTCTATATAGACTTTAGCAGATAGAAAAAATTACGTAGTAGTGTCAGTAATTAACCCGTAGTTTGAAAGCGCAGTTATTAAATTAGTCAGAGCAACGTTGCCTCCCTTAGCCCCACTGACTGTCGGCTTAGCGACAGCAGCGGTGCCATGGAACCCGAGAACGCCGGAACCGGCGATTAAAGCTGCCCCGCCGGTGCTGCTCTGCAGTACCACAGCGCCAGTGCCTTTACTTCCTAAACGAAGGTTGACATCGGCGGATGAACCTTCGGAGAACATCAAGACATTGGCGTCACTGGCGGAGCGTAGAACAGGATAGTTTACAGCGCTAGGAGTAGACTGGAACACCGTAGAAACATTGCCTGCGGCGGCAGCGGCTAAGACACCCGAAGCTGCGCTGTATAAACCAGTCTGGCTGTCCCCTATAAAGGAATAACTAGGTGTGGTGCTAGAGCCAGCCAACGAAAGATTGACAGGCTGCGAACCAGGGAAGCCGTTAAAGATGTTACCGGTGCCGACTAAAATTTTATCTGCCGTCTTATTACCCCCTAAGTTATTAGCTGAGTAGTAGTTGTTATTTGAGGTCCCCTGCTCAAGAACACCGTAATTTTGAGTCTTAGGTGTCTGCAGATCAAAACAAGTATTGGAAATAACATGAGTCGAACCTGTTGAACTTAAACGAATGCCGCTGCTATCAGCACTTCCGCCAGAACGATTATTGTTTACACATGTATTATTTACGATCTGCACCCAAAGGCACGATAGTGCGTAAATACCTGAGCCATTGTTAGCGGTACATTTGTTTCCACTAACCGTCAGGTTAGATACTGTATCTAAGAAAATACCATCGAAGGTGGCAAAGTCAATAATGTTGTTATTTATGTTAGAAAATACACTGGAGTTAGCTACACTAATTCCATATTGCCCGCAGTCTCGTACGGTATTGCTTTCAACTGTATTGTAGGACGCATTATCTAAACGAATACCGGAAATACTTTGACTAACACAGGTGTTACCTACAACAGTACAGAAATTAGCACCAGTTTGTAGAAGAATACCGAGCTTACCGTTAGTGCAGGTGTTACCTACAAAGCTAACATAATCAGCATTGTAAGCAAACAGGCAGGCGTTAGTTCCTCCTAAATCTAATTGATTAACAGTGTTGCCGGTTACAGAAACAGAGTAGCTGTCTATATCAATTAGAATACCGTAAATATCGTTACTAAGCAGAACGTTGCCTGTATAAGCAACATTCCGCTGTACACCGCCGGCTACTCCGACTTCGTTGCCGATGAACGTACAACCGGTGACGGTGAGTCCGTCCACGCCGGGCAAGATATTTGCCGGTTGAACCGGTCCGCTGCCAGCCATCAAACCCACATAAGCGTTGCTTACAAACTGACAGTTTTCAACGCGAACACTATTTAAAGTCTTTCCAGCAACTGCCCCGACATACAAACCGTTGTAATAGCGGTAGCTGAGATCTGTTCCAGGGGGAGTTACAGTGCCCTTATTACCTTTAAAAGTAAGACCTCGGATGAGATATTGCTCACCGGAAACTAGTTCGGCAACGTTTTTGTCCGTAACACCGTTTGCCAGCTGGATAACAGCCGAATCGGATACGAAGCTCAGTCGGGTTTTATTTTGAGAACTACCCGAGAGATAGATACCCGTCGTAAGGTAGGTACCATCAGGGAAATATAGAGAATCACCAGCCGACAGGCTATCGATAGCTGCCTGAATTTCCGCAGTGTCGTCGGTTACGCCGTCTCCCACGGCGCCGAAATCTTTTACGCTGACAGTATCTTGAAGTTTATCTTCTAGCTGACGATTTACAGCCCCAGTTCCAGGAGGAACGTAAATAATAGAGTCGGTATCAATGCCAGGAACCGCCTTAAAATTGCGAGCGACCATAACTAACTGACGGCGTGTTTAAATTATACCCGAGACACATCAATGGCGTTTTAGACTGAAGCAAACAACGAACACGACAAATGAGAAAATATACTGTGTTTAATGCGGTAATTTACGAACTTCTAACGGAACTCATAGAGGTTTGGCCGAAATTAAAGCTATACCCTTGGGTTCGTGCGGCACTAAATTGGTGTCGAACGGATTGGGTCGAATGGCGCACAGAAAAAACACTAAAAGACGTTGACGAACAAACAAAAATAATCGCAGACGAATGGGCACAGCAAGAAAAAACGAAGTACGAGTTAATTGAACATCCGCCGGACGGATCAAAAGCTCAAGAGTTACTCGGCGGTGCAATGGAAATAAGGTCCACGTGGGACAGGGATTAAACTATAGATACCCCGCTGAGACTCCAATGTCCAACACTATTCAACTGCTAGTTAATCACTGGGCAGATATTATCGCCGTCGGTGCCGCTGTGCACGGTTTAGCTCTTGTTATCGTTAATCTCACTCCTTCTGAGACCGATAACAAAGTCTATAACAAAGTATATAAAGTAATCGAAATAGCTGCTGGTCTAGTTACCAAAATAGCCAAGAAATAAATCAGTAAGAGTCAGCTAGATTCTTCGATCTGGCTGACTTTCTGAACAAAGCCTTCGCGCAAAGTGCGCAATTCAGACATTACGAGAGCATCTAATTTATTTTCAAATCTACACAGCGACTGATCGACTTTGTCGAACGCTGTGTTCATATCATCTTTAGTCGCATAATCTTCAGCCAGACGGATTTCAAGGCGGTCCACGCGGTCATTGACGTCCGAAAAACGCTTCCAGGTCAGACCTGCGCCACTTAACAAGGTGGAGACGAGTAACGTCAATAGCCATTCGGGCATTGTTCATTGGTGCCTCCAATTCTATTTTATAAGTTTCTGGACTTAGTCGCTAGTTAAAATCGGCAGTAGTAAGGGTTGTTTACAAAGTTCTTCGTAATGTTTTGCGGATTCAGATTCATGGTGTTTACGATTAACCCACTCTAAAATCCTAAGTTCTTTTTCGTGCGTCCAGAAAGCTTGCGATCTGTACCACAGGTCCCAGCGTTCGTTTGATTTACTCAGGTTGCAATCACCGCAGGAAGGAATCAAATTTGAGCGCACGGTCATGCCTCCCTTGGATTTAGGAACAACATGATCGAGAGTTCTGGGGTCTGCTTTATCGCAGTAAGCACAAGTGTGCCTCCAGGCGGCAAAAATATCTTTTCGAAACCGTTTACGCGCAGTAGATCTAGATAAGCACTGTAGCTCAAAAAGAAGATCAAGTTCCGTCACAAACTGTGTGAGGTTGAACTTATTCTAAGGGATAAGGATAAAGCAGTATTAATTAAAAATTAATTAACAAGGAGAATTGGAGGCTGAATTTCGACTTCCAACTCCGATACGCTAATCGCGCGTCCCACGCGGACAGAAGCGCCGTACTGATTTAGCCCTGATGCAAGAATCACACCAGATCCTGTAGCGTACAGAGTAACCTGACCTTTGTACTTAGACAAGAAGTAATCCTGGCCCGGTATCAGTTGCGAACCGGCAGTAATGTTCGAACCGTCAACAACAACGACGCCATCCAAGTTAACTTGAACTTCAGTGCCAGCCGAAGCAGAGGTGGCCGCGACACCGATGGGATAATAGAAATTCGAATCGACGCCGCTCAGGGCTGTGGCCTTTACAGCAACTCCAGCGCCGCTGGCGTAAACAACATCGCCTTGTATAAGATTTTCGCCTGCAAATAAAACATAAGGTGATGTGTAATTAGATGTGATTCCGCCGCCGTTAACTAACCAGACTTCACTACCGCTCGAATCGAAGCTGGTATATGACCTGTTGAAAATGTTCCGGTCGGTCACGCTGTTAAAAATCTAGTAATTCCAGTTTATCAAGGAAAAGTGTTCAAATCGGAGCGTTTCCAGGTATTAGTCGCGACACAGACATACAAGTAATTAGAGTCCCATGCTATCTGACCTGGAGTACCAGTATCACTAGATGAAATGGGAGTCCTAGAAGTTTGAATTTGGAAGTTATTGCCTTCCACGCGGACAAAATCAGGCGTGACCGCCAGTCTTCCTACGCCGCTAACCGCGACGCCGATAAAGTACTGACCAGAACCATAAATACCTCCAACACCAAGGCGAATACCGGGCGCCGCAGATGTGCCGCCGCTGGCAACGATAGTTCCTCGCATCGTCCCGCCGGCCAGCGGCAACGAAGCGGTGCCCACGCTCAAGGCCGCGTTACCTGACGCAAGAGCGGTAGTCCCTAGGGCGAGAGCGGCGTTACCCGAACTAAGCGCTACGGAGGCAAAGGCAATACCTGCGTTGCCTGATGCCTGAGCGCGACCGTCAATGCCTATCTTACTGTCGGCAGAAAAATATAAACCGCTTGGATTTAGGACTAAAGCTACGTCTAATCTAGGATTACTGCCAAAAGTACCTCCCCCGACTAAACCGCTACCCGCGACGATCTGCTGGCTCTGATATAGCGCACCATCGATATTATCGCCTAGGGGAAGCTCTGAAGAAACTCCACTAAGATAAACAAGAGGCCGACGAGTAGCCATTTACGACCTGATACCTAATGTAATTCTATCAAACAAAATTTAGCTAATTACGCAAATGGACGCCGAACCAAAAAACAAACTATACTAAGTAATTAAAAATATAACAGCGCAAGTAACGGAAACAATTAGCCTCTACTAAGCACTAAAAGACCATTATTATGCTCGAAGTGCTTTAAAACCTGCCAGTGTGGATTAGAATTTAAAAATTGATTTATAGCAGGCAAAAGCTGGGAAGCGTACGAAACAGTATCGTGAAAAACTAAATATTTAGAAGGTTTATTGCCATGTAAAGCAAGTTCTCGGCTAAGACAATCATAGGTGTGATCAGTATCAATAAAAAGCATATCTATGCCGTCATCTAAAGTAACATCAAAAGAAGAACTCTGGATTAGCTGACAATTTACCCCGTCTTTTTCGCCGTCTTTGAAGATTCGAAGGGCTTCGGGCGAGAGTTCGATGTCATAACTTTTCAAACTATCGGGCCGAGCAGCGATCAGAGCCGTGCTACTAAGCGCATAACGAACTCCCAGCTCAACCACGGAGTGACAGCGCCCGGCAAGAGAATATAAAGCGACAAGATGCTCATTAATGTCGGAGGGAGTTTCAATAGCATCCAAAAAATTGGTTACTGTTTTTGACATACCCGAAAAAAATCTATCCCTATACTAACATAGGCATTCGCTTAGCTTGATTATTCGCGTTTAGGCGAACGTATCGCCGTAACGAACGACGGTGTACCGGGTCGACGCACTGCTGTTAGAGAACGTCTGAAGAACGCCGCTGTTGTTGGCAAAAGTGCCGCTGTACGTACACAGAACGCCGCTGGTGTAAAGAACGGCATACTCTGTAATAGTTGTAGCAGCCCCGTTCTGAACTAAATGCACTTCGCTTGTTTGAATTTCCCGGCCACGCTTGGCTTTGATGTGATACCGAGCCGAGTCTAAAAGACCGCTTCCGAAAGCATCAAGAGTTGTACCGGCCGTCGTTGTCGTAGTGACCGGGCCTAAATATGCGGTTTGGAAATACGGGTAGCCCGTATAGCGAGCATCCAAACCACTGATTGTTACCCGCTTATTACGAGCGGTGGTAACCGGCTCGACGGGGTCTACGACAGGCAGATAAATATATCCGCTGGGAGAAGGACCAATGTCCGAAAAAGCCGAAATTTTACGGTTGGTCACAACTCAAGCATTCTCTAAAAGTATTTTAGAGCCGTCTTCGGCTACTAAGTATTCTATCAGAGGAGATTGATCTTCCGTCAGGATCGTTGACTCGGTACTTGCCGTCAAAACACCTTCCTCTATTTCAATTTTTAAAACACCGGCACCTAGTGCTGTTCCTACTTGAGTAACATAAAAAGGATCAAAGAAATTTACATATCCAGAAGCAACATTATTAAAATCAGTTGTTACTATACCTGAGCCATGAATAGAAAGATAAACAGGCCTGTTTATGCTCATGCCTGCCGTGCTGACCGAAGCATAATCAGTCAGAACAATTCGAACCCGAGCCCCGGCCTCAACCGCACCATCAGATATACCTATAACCCGAGACCGATCAGCAGAAAAAGGATTAGCGGTAACGGCGTACCCACTGCTGTTGATTGCGACAGCTACACCATTACCAATATATTCACCCGCAACTACAGTACTGAAAGACACACTACTAAACGATAGCTAAGTGTAGTTTAGCCCTTTCCCTGCCCGCGATAACGTTTTTTACCGCGCCGTTTCGGGCGAGACAGAACACTATGACCGATAGAGGTTGTTTTTGGTTTTGATTCGATCAGTTGAGTGCTTTTGGGTTTAGCCATTACGGAGTTACACGGTAAGGACGGAAGGTAGTCGGTGCAGAGGAGTTGCTGTAGGCGACGATAGAGACGAAATCGTCGATAACAAGACCGCTGAACGATGCCAGTGTACCTGAACTGTAAACAGCAGAGTGTTCCGACAGATACACGTCAGAAGGCGTGTGTACAACGGTGAGATCAGATGTCTGGACTTCGCCTCCACGGTTGACATTAACTGTAATGGTTTTCGTGCCGGAGGCTTGGACGGGATACTGATCGATAAGAGCTCCGGACACAGACGCGGATGTGAGAGGTATTCCGGGAGGATTGCCCCACACAACAGGCCTGTAGACGGTAGGAGACGTAGAAGCACTGTAAGCAACGATATTGACGTTGCCGCCGTAGACCTCGCCACTGAACGCGGCAAGAGAACCGCTGGAGTAAACAACGGAATGTTCGGAAACGATTCCAGTAGTAGCCGTATTTATGACGGTAAGGTCCGAATTCTGAACGTCACTTCCCCGAGCAACATTGACGGAGTATGTCTTAGTGCCAGAGAAAGTTACAGGGTAAGAATCGATAACTAACCCGGAAGTAGCTGTCGTAATAGAAGGTGTTACGTCAGTGCCGGTCCAGATAACAGGACGGAATACGGTCTGATCGATGCTATTGCTGTAGCCTACGAGCTGAACATAACCATCGACTAAACGTCCGCTAAACGCAGCGAGGGTCCCGCTGGAGTAAACGATGGAATGCTGCGATGTATAAACATTGGACGAATTGTGGACGAGAGTTATATCGGAGTTCTGAACCTCGGTGCCGCGACTAATAGCTATCGAGTAAGTTTTCGGACCAACAGATGTAGCTAAATAACTATCTAGAACAACAGCGCTCGTCGAAACGGTAGTTTTCGTAGAAGACGGCGGATCAAGAAGGGAAGTCCACTGCGTCCCGTTCCAAATCTTGATAATACTTGTCGAGGTGTCGTACCAAACTTCGCCTCCAACCACGGCGGTCGGCGGGGTATCTCTGTATGCGACGGCTCTACGGGCAGCCGGCTCATACCATCCGCTGGAAACAGCATCGTAAACAAGAATATTGCCGAGCAGCGAATTGAACCAGAGGAAGCCGTCCCGAAGCGGGGCATTATGGCCTGTACCTGAGGGAGGAACCTCAGATTTATAAATTATCGGTTCAGCGTTCGTCTGATACCAGCTGGCTGCGGGGGCACTGTTTCCGCTGGCGTAAACAAGGAGACGTCCTTGATCCTGTTTATACCAAAGAGAGCCGTAATCAGGAGAAGAAGGTAGACCAGAACCTACGAAAGGTCCAGAGACACTAGAAATTACGTAATAGGAGCCGGATACGGTTACAGAAGTTCCACCTTTTCCAACGATATTTAATGCGCCGCCCCCGCCGCCGCCCTGAATGCCGCTTATTGACGCGTTTAAGTCCTCAAGAGCTCTAACTAAGCCATTGAAATTAGCTTCGTAACCGTAAGGACACCGAGTGTAAGTAGTTGTGCCCACTCCGCTTACCGTTGTTAAAAGTTGTTCAAGAACTTCGACTGCGCCCTGGAAACTTTCCTCGTGTAAAGCTCTGGGAAAAGCGCCATGAACAGGGCATGGCGGGTTGTTGACTTCTGCAGGCATCAGGTACAGCAACCCCTCCTAACTTAGTATTCTACCGGATCTCTGCGCACTTAGTCTTTCGATATTGAGCACTAACGCGTTTAACGATATTAACCGAAATACCTAAGAGAGCTGCAATTTTTGAGCAGCTTAACCCTTGCTCAAGTTGATACTCAATCTCCTTGGTCCTCCAAGTATTGCGCTCCAACATATCAGCTCTCTTTTTAACCGCTAACAGTTCCGGTTCGTTGGACTCCTTTAAAAGAATCTGATGTACCCGTTGTTTAGAAATTCCGAACTGATCCGCGATCTGCTGAAGAGAAAACCCTTCCTGGATGTATAAAGTGTAAATTCGCTCAAAGCGCTCTTTACGAGCTTCCTTGCTGGCGTACTGGCCCCAGTACGTTTGTACGTCTTCTTTTGATTGGATTTGCATGAGGGATTAAGAGCCCGTCAAAGGCTAAACCCCTTGGAGCAAACTGTCAATCCCTACGTAGGCCCGGATTGAGCTTTCCGTAACGCCCGCTGCTCATGACGGAAACCCTCCTCAGCAAGCATCCAGGCTGGTATGCCGAGTTCCGAACTCCTCTGACGACACAGTTGCCAAAATTCTGTATCAGGTGATTCAGAGATCTTATTCCGGGCAGAGAGCGTACAGTCCATAATCGGAATTAAGTTACACCAAGTATAAGACACATAAAACCCCGTGTGTCAACCCGATAAATTGACGTATTTCCACGGCGCTTCTGCAAAATAAAGCTCGAAACAAACCCTTCGGAGCTCTGTTCGCTTAACGTAAATTGCACGCACACTGAGTTAGTTACGTATTTAAATAAGTAAGTGGTACTTTATAACAATTAAGACGCTCCTTAAAGTGCGTTTTAATGCACGCCTTTAAATGCGCACCTAAAATACGCTTAGTTAAAACCGGCAGTAGCTAGCAAAACCCGTTAAGTCGGTCTTTAATAGAAAATCCTTTTTACTTACCTCTCTAAACGGACCCTTCACTCCAAAGCACTCTGTGCGCTAAAAAGCCTCCTATGCACCCGTCCCGTCCGTCTTGCATAGGATTCAGGGCGGTACCGATAGGGAAGAAAATCCGCTGTTGGGCAGCCAGTGAGTGCTATGCGCTACACTGAGCATGTTGAGGCACTGTGACTCATGTGTAACTCAGTACTACTACTTATGTTCGGCCTGCTGGATGCCGAACCCCAGCCGCTCCCTGACGATCCGCCGAATCACACCGAACAACTCGACTACCTGCGCATCGAACACCACGGCGACGTGGTTGTTGCGACCTGCCAGTGCCGCCGGACGCCTCCGGTAGCCCTTCTGGCAAAGGACTTCGACCATCGCTGCCGACTAGCTAGCTCGTTCGCTTGCCCGGTCTGCACCGCCGAACTTAAGAACGCTTCGACGAGCTCGTCCTCGGAGCGATTCCAAGCCTGGATGCTCCAACATAAATACGTCATCGACCCGGCGGAACACCTGTACGCCTCAGTTCTGCCTAAACGGCTCGTCGACTCGACTGACGGCACCTTGATGCGTCCACGCCGCTTTATCTACGCCAGATTTTTCGGGGTGGATCTGGAAACCAAGGACAAAGTATTGATGAAATGCGGGGACGCGAATTGTTTGAACCCACACCACATGCACCTTGCGACGAGTCCTGCTAAAAAGGTAAGCTCCGACATGCACCTTGACGTTCTGCGATGGGCCAAGCGCAAAATGACCAACAGAGCAATCCAGGAACTTATCGAGATGACTCACGGCCAAAATATTTCAGTGAGAACTATCTCCGCATTAAGAAACAAACCTCTGCAATCCGAAGCTATCGCGATCTAGTTGAGGTGTTAAAATCCGAGCAGCCGTTATCCGCTACAGAAATAGCCGAGGCTCTAGGTATGTCCAAAGTGGCAGCCCTTAGTCAGCTCAAACGATTGATGAATTTAAATTTGATTTGTCAAATAAAGTTTGAGCATCACGTTTATTACTGTACAAACGGCAATTTCACCAATCTTATTGATACCTCACTCTTAGAATGAGTTTTTCTGATACCCAGCAGAAGCCTTTTCTGTGGCGTTCTGAGTACATCGTAGAAAATCTGCCGAGTTGGATTTATACGGATAACGAAGAACCACGCTCTGAACCGGAGTGCAAGGCCAAAATCAGTTCTTTAGAGTACACAATCAAGGATATTGACCTTCAAATTGAGATCCGAGATCTAGAACTTAAAACAGGTAGCTCCCGCCACGGCAGCGCTTTTGATCACGACAAATGGAAGACACAGGCATTGCGTGCAAAACAAACGCATATGTATCTTCTGAATGCTTACACATATTGGTTACTAATTAATGAACGAAAAGAAGCTGTAACTATCTCTAAGCTAGATTCTGTTATCAAGCTTTTGATTGAAGAACCTAAAGACTTTGTAGCGCAGCTAGAAAAGCTTCTGTAAAATAAAGTCTGCAGTAACGACAAGAAGGGTTCGTTTCTGCTACCGTCGGGGGTAGCGCTCGTTTTCACCCTTTCCGAGCGCTGGTAAGTGAAGGTCCCTGCCGAGCGCTCGGTGCGGACCCAGCCCCCTTCTACCTATGTCCCAGAGTCACATCGTTGTTTCAGATTTAAACAAAATTCTTCGCAGCATTGACACTTCACTTCAAATCCTGGCCAACGCAAAATCTGGATCCGTAACCACGGCGTTCATAGCTAAACGAGCTCTCGCCGAAAGACTTGGAGTAGCTTCAATTAAAATTGACAAGCTCATCCATCAAGGTATTGTCTCTGGTGGGAAATCCGGACTGGTCGAAGGACGGCATTACTGTAAGCTAGATCCAGACGAAAGCAACCCAAGTAACTATCTTTACGATAGCGCTAGAGTGCTAGCGGACGCTTGGAACAACTTCACGGGGTATACCGATGCCTGATCTTAGTCAAGTCGCACAGCGTCTCAAGTACAATCTTTTTTCAGGGTCTGAAACAAAGAAGCGGATGGCGGCTAATGTCGCCCGAATGATTATTGGGGATATCATTACCCTCCACGACGAGTTCAAAACCTATAAAGGAGAAGGCGCTCTCTTTTTTAACACTAGTAATGCCGAGGCGTCTCAATTTCTGACCGTCAAAGACATCCAGACCGATATGGCTTTGGCGGAAGAAATGCTTAACAACGACCTGGCTAAATTTTTCAAAAAGTTGATCAAGGTGATTGAGAAAGAAAAAGATGATCCTATTGTAGTTATGCTCGACATAAACGGAATGAGCATACATGTGTTAGATAAAAATAAAATTGATGAAGTGCTTGAAGAGCAAGTAACAAGTGCCGATTAATGCTGTTGATTTTGTTTCTCCTGTAGAGCTAATAGCGACCGTCACTGCGTTCTTTGACGGTGAGATTGATTTAGATCCAGCAAGTAGTCATAACGCAAACAAATTAATACACGCAAATCGTTATTTTTGTCCAGAGCATCAGGGATTGCGACAAATCTGGAAAGCAAAATCTGTGTATTTATATCCTCCACGGGATATTTTGACTGGGGCAGAACAACCGCCTGACAGAAACCTATGGATAAAAAAGAAGCGGTTTGTTAAGTCCGCCCAGAGAGTTTGGATGGAGGAAATGTTCAGAAAATACACCTTAGGAGAATTTGAAGAAGGTATCTTGTTTTTGACGTCTACAGATGTCGCTTTGCTGGCCGCTCAGAAAATAGGATTGGACTTGCCCATGTGTATCTTGAAAGAGCACCCTAAACTCAGAAACGATGATAAAGAGTTTACTAAAGTAAACACCAACAAAATTTATGGGTTTGTGTATTATTTTCCTTCGCCTTATAAAGCGGACAGAAAGATCTTAGAGTTCAGCGCGTTATTCAGTATTCTCGGGCGTGTGTATATTTGATCGGTTGACGGGTGTCGTAAGAATTATCAGGCCCGAATTTATCGTTCTCTCCAAAACCTAATCCGACAGGCACACCGCGCATTTTCTTGCGTAAGTATTCGCGCGACAGACGTTGACCCCGTTCCTGCGGACTTTCGCTCCAAACAGTCCCGGCCATACGAATGTCGCCACGCTGCCGATAGCGGTAGTCATGTTTAGCGAAAGGAGCTTCCGCGTGGAAAGCTACCTTCCGCTCGTGCTTCCCAATAGGGATTTGATCAGACATTCCAAGTGGTCAGACGCTTGACTTGGCCTTCGTTAATGTTTCCTTGCGCCAAGTCCATGGCCCTTGGGTCATACTGAAGGTTGAACGCAGGATCTTTAGAAATTGCAGCAAAACGAGGCTGAACTTCGTCTAACCCACGCTTGATGTATTGGTCGTACATGTTGGCGCTCTTGACCAGAGTATCTTCAAAACGCTGATGAGAAGGGCTCCCAAGGACAGGATAATCTCCTTGATTTAGTTGAGTCTGGAACCGCTCTTGTTCTCCGGTCATAAACGGACCGAATTGATTTTGGATACGGCTGTAATAAGATGCCGGGTCTTGTCCTTCACCTAAGAACCCAAGCATGTCAGCTTGAGTGTCTTTCGCCATGCTTCTATATCTTCCCCCGCGTTGCTGAAGATCTTTTGCGAGTCTTTTACCTTCCTTTACAGCTTGCTCAACCGATGACTGAGCTGCGTCTAAAGCTTGCTGCTGCGGATTAGCGCCCATAATCTTAAAAACCCTTTCTCAAGTATACCGAATTAACCGATCAGCTTTAAGAGTTCCGGAGTTACTGGAATTTTTCCTTCCGGTAAACCTAAATGAATATGTTCATGATGACCGCCGACAGGATCGTATCCAGGGTGGAAAATCTGAGCACCAGGCAGAGCTTGCCGCAGTTGTTCGCCGAGCTGAACGGTTCTATTTTTCCAATCTCCTTCGCCCCAATCGGTAATATCTAAAGCACGACCTTGATAATGAAGAGAACCAGGGCTGTGCTTGCCCACGCGGCCAAACGCTGGGTTTTCGCCGATGCGCAATCCACCAGGACCGTACTTGCGCTGCAATGCTTTACCTAGTTCAACCGTGCTAATGAACTGAGCATTTGGGTCCACTGCGGAAGTAGCCGAAGGACCAGCCGAAGCCAGCTGAGAATTAATTAAACTTTCTTGAGCCGCTTGACTTTTATCATAAGCTTTCTGACTCATCTTGGCGCCTAAAATATCCATGATTAACTTAGAAGGATCATTGCCTCCTGGTGCTCCTCCTAAAAACATAACCTCATTTGCTTTGTATTGATACTGCTCGGCAAGTGCTCTGCCTTCTTCTCCGTATTTATCGGGGTCTGCTTTTATAGCTTCCGCCGCTTGTAAATAAACTTGCGCTTTTTGAGTATCTCCTCCGGTTGGTTGTGCTGCTCCGGATAAAGCATATTGAGTAACAATATTTTTTAAAGCGCCTTGAAAATCATATCTAGGCAGACTTACCGGAGTAACTCCGGCTGCTTGATTTACCTGATAAGGAACGCCACCACTAGGTCTCTGTAAAAAACCCTGCAACTCACCCAAAGATTTAACGGGCTGACCGTAAAAACTTTTACCCTGCAGCGTGGGCAAACTAGCCCATTCAGGAGCAAGCTTAGCGATCGTTTGCGGAGTAATCGGATCTTTCGTAGGGTCGACCCCACGTTGCTTCATCAAATAAATCGCCGCAAGATCTTGCTCTTGCGGACCAAATCCCTGTAGCCCTAGGGCTTTTTGTGCTCCGGCATAAGTACCGGGCATAAATTGATAACGCCCCGCCGCAGCACTACCTTTCGGAAAACCCTTAGTGCTTACAACAACATCGGGATGTCTAGAAAAATCTTGAAAGCGACCTCCGCCAAACATGACGTCATATCCGCCACCGCGACGAGCACTGTCCGTACCTTCGGCGTACGCGATCAGATCAAGCCACTGTCGGGTCAGCGGGTTATCTAACGCCATCTGTCTGCTATTTATTCATCATTCTACCGAATCTTCAGAATCATCGAACATCTGTACATTAGTTTCTACAGTGACTCCTATTTGATTCATAACTGTTTTATACGCTCTTTCTTTACACATTAATTTTAAAATCATGACCCAAAAAAACTGATCTCGGTCACTTCGATTATTTAAAGATTTAGCTTTGGCTCGGATCCTGGTTAGCACAAATTCATCTTCCAGCGTCAGTCCGCAATGAAGATTTTGCATTCCTCCATCGAAATTTGCGGTAGCCACGGGCGGAACCCACTCTCTGCTTATCCTACACCGAATCATTAACGTACGTCTCAAGGGATTAAGTGCTTTCTATAATCATTATAAAATCAAGGTTAAGGCCGGCTCCCGACCTTTACAAAGCGCAAGAACCTCGTTATCATTACTGAGCCATCCTCATTCACACGGCAGATGTTTGAAGGTAAGACTCTCCTGACGATTGCTGAGACTGCAGAGTTCCTCAACTGTTCCAGCGGCTTCGTGCGCAAGCGCATTGCACTGACCGAATCCAATAACCCCGGCGGCTGGCCCAAGGACATCTATGTAAACCTGCAGCCTTCCGGCGCTAAGTCTCTGTATCGCATCAACAAAGATGCTCTCCAGAGCTATCTGAACGGTGCTGATTCGTCGGCTAAAGTGGAAGACGACGCAGATGAAACCGCAGTAGCAGCGGCTTTTTGACAATGACGTACACCGAGACATTTGCTTCTACTCCGGCATCGGAATTGATGCCCACGGAAATTGAGGAGCGAATTGTCTCGGTTGAGCCAGAGCCCCAGCTTCAGGATCTTCTTCTGAACCTGGTGGCTCTGTCGTCATATGCGCACCAGTTATACATACAGTCTCATCTTATTCACCTGAACGTCGAAGGACCGCTGTTCTTACCCATTCATAAATATTTAAAAAAACAGTACGATCTTCACATTGTTCATTTCGACAAATTAGCTGAGTTTGTCCGCACTATGGACACACTTATGCCGATGTGCCAAAAAGGCTTGCTAAACGCATATAAAGGTTTTAAGCACTGTAAGTCTTACGAAACTCGCGACATGTTAGTCACGTATTTGAGAAATTTAGAAGATTTTGGTATGCAAGCAAAAGATCTCGGCGAGATGGCTCGGGTTGTTAAAGCTCCCGATGTAGAAAACTACGCGGCTCAATTGGTAGAAGACTCCTTCAAAGCCGCGTGGTTCCTCAAAAGCACACTTCGGGGTTAAATCTGAACCCACTGACCGCCGACGTAGATATATAAACCAGAAGGTGCTGCAGCTTGGTACATAACAGTACCTTCAGGTGAACTGACAGGTAATCCAGTAGTCACAGGGACTCCCGAAGCTTCAATACATCCCGAAGAAAGAATTGCTGAGTAAGCGCCGGATGCTTCCACGCAGCCTGACGCGAGAATAGTGCCAGAAGCAAGAATGCACCCTGATGCCAAAATACATCCGGATGCAATAACGGCGCCTGAAGCCAAAACAGCAACATCAGCGTAGGCAGAACCGATCGTTTGCCACGCTGCGCCAGTCCAAACTTTCATGTAGTACTTAGTTGTACTACTATCAACCCAAGTTTCACCTACAGAATTACCAGCTAATCCCAGGGGCGCTGCGTTAGGCGCTGTAGTTGCGTAATGATTAGGACCAACTTTACGAATGCTTCCTGCTGTATCTTGGAAGTAAACACCAGGATCAGAAGCTCCATAAGAAATAGCAAGGCGACCTTGTTGGGCAGCACTTGGATTTGGTCTATCTGATGCTTGCGACGACCGATTCGTCAGGATGATGTAGGGAGTAGAAGTCATTAATACGTACCTCCGTTTAACGAAATGCCGATGGGCGGAATCTCTGTGCCGTTAGCATAGGTACCGCCGTCAATTATATTCACAGGCGTTAGAACTGGAGCGCCGTTTCGGTACGTGCCTCCATCAAAAGTCTCAACAGCTTGCGGAGCATAGGGATTATATACAGAAACAGGCTCAAGAACGATATTATCAGGGTTTAAAGGTGCAGCCGAACCCAGCTCACCGACGTTTAGTATCTTAGCTACAACGTTATATGTATTCGGATATAACATCTGTTTAGGCATTTCCTCAATCGAGGGACCATACCGACTCCACCATGTCAAATTCTTCTCTCGGGTGTAAAAGTCAGTCTGTTTTTTTAGATCCATTTCAAATTTTTCTCGATACCATTCGTTCATAGGCTCATCATTAGGTTGCGGCAACCAAATTGTCGTAGCAGCACTCTGTTGGTATTTATTCTTTAAATCCCACATTGCGGCGTAAATGTGCTTACACCATTTAGGTTGATAATAAAATAAGTTTGGATCAGAGTAAGATTCTTGCTGATAAGAAGGAATATTATATATCTGGTTAAGATAAATAAAACCAAAAGAACGAGCGTAACCTGGATTATCCTGCGCATCCACCACGCGGGGTGTTTGCTCGGGACCAGCGTCATAAAAACCGGGAGAAGTATTGAAGACACCCGTGTACGGATAGCGCATCTTCAGAGACTTTTGATACAAGTCGAAAGACTCGCGCCCCAAAAAATCAGGACAGCTGCACTGTGAACGCATCTCTGTTGTCAAAAACTCGCCAGGGGCTGGAGGACCTGAAGCAGGTACCGTCATAGTGTTAGCGTCAATAACACTCCAGCTGTTTTGAGGAGAATGCGACAAAAACAGAGTATTAAAAGTAGGCGTAAAATCCGGATCTTTGGGTACGCCGTTAAAGCCCACGGCTACGACCGTGTAGTTATTGAATCCAAAAAGCTTGTCTACGCCGCCGGCTGTAAATCTATTAGATAGAACTTCGCCCTTAAAAAAGGATATAGGAGCACCAAAAGTAGATGTAAGTTTGACGGCGTAAGTCTGTGGATCGTAATTAGTTACCGAATCTATAGCGTATCCGTAGTCTTTAAAGTTAAAAGAATCTCTAGGTCGAATTCCGACCATCCACATTTTGGAGTCGGTCCTCGTTGTTGGGTATAAAAAACTGAGCCCTGGAACGTAAACACCAGAACCGGGATCGTTACCCAAGTAGTATTTAAAACCGTAACCTAAACCGTCGTATGCTTGCTGCGCATACATAGACAACTCATAACCACGGCGCCATCTAGTCCAGAGGGAAGCGTAGTTATAGTCGCTTAGAACACTGAAATCTTTAGTACCTACAGCGGGTCTAAAACGCCGATGAAAAGGTTGCGGTCGACTTAATTCGGAGGGTCTTTCAGCGCCGGAAATATCGGGAACAGATCGGATACCTGAGTTCGCGTTGAACTGACGAAACCCAAAGTTATCCGATCCTTTCCGACGTGACATAACAGATCAATAGAATCCGCCTTGAGCCAAGATAGTGATGCCCGAAGGACTGAGGCCGCCGGAGGCAGCTACACCAGAAGCGCCGGCAGGACCCACGCCGATGTAACCGGCACACAGGATGTAGCCCTTTTCGAGGTACAAACCTTCGTTCTTGCCGATTTGAACAGGAGCGATCAGGTTAGTATCACCGGTGCGAGGAACCGGCGCCATTACAGCAGGTAACTGAACACCCAGCGGGTAACCAAAAGTAGAACCGCTCAGTCCGACTTCAAAGCGTCCGACCATCAGAGCAGCTGACGTGGAAGGAGCCGACTGGTTAGGCATGTAGACGTACAGACCAATATCAGCCGTACGAATACCACTGTTATCAGGGTAATCTTCGTTGCTGACAATGGTGATGTCCTCAACGAGAGCACCATCTTCAGACGGAAGATCGCCTACGCGCACTAACTGGATCAAATCCCCCAGGGCAGGATTAGTGGGATCACAAGTAGTAGTAGCGTTGGTGATACGCGCGCCCCGTAAAAAAGGACGATCTACAAGACAAGGTTGCTTGTTGGTGCTAGTAGAGGCCATTGTGTGCGCTAGATGGGGTTATCAGCCTAAACCCCGTAAAGGGTTGTCGGTTTTAAGGAGCGCAGGCTTGACTAATGCCGACGCCAATAATGCAGACGAATCTTCTTTAGACCCGCCAATACGGTCAAGAATCTTATTGAGCCGATCTTCATCTCGCTGCTGTGCGATGTAGTCGGAGATCATCCGGGTCGCCATCCCCTGAGGCGCGGGCTCCATGCCACGAATGCCTCGGATCATGTTTCCGAGTCCTTCAAGCAAAATACTGCCGCCGATCCACGCGTTGTTAAAGGGGCTGTCCAATCCGCCAGGTTTAGCGGGGCTAGGACTGGTGGAAGGCGCCAACCCCTCGGCTACGGAAGAAAAGTCCTTAACGCTATACGCCGGCGACTCAAACCCGCCGGCAATAGAGGTACCGAAGTCATACCCGCGTAGAGGTACAGAATTAGAAAAGTAGTCCGCCATGGATCAATCCTCAGAACAGGGGCATTTTTTCAAGGGTCTGGTACGCCTGCGGAGCAAGCGTGGCGTTTAAATCCGCCGCTCCTTGAGTACTAAAAGCAGCATTCATCGCTGCAGCACGCGCCTGCCCGGCTGCGTTATTGGGGGTGTTAGTGCCCATGGAAGTACCCAGAACAGCGCCTTGTGCCACGGGCATCTGTTGACTAGGACCGCGACGCTGCATTTGAAGTTGCAAACGGTAGGCAAGCTCGGGGTTAGCTTTTGCCCAAGTTTCTAAAGCTGCCTCGGTTTCAATGCCGACGGAAGCAGGTGCGCCCATTCCCTTAAGTGCGCCGATAATCTGTTCCGACCGGCCAGGAGCACCAGCGTAAGCCGCTTGAACACGGTAAAAATCACCAATGTTCTGGTACTGAGAAGCATCTTGACGGAGGCCCTGGGCTGCGTTTTGGATTGCTTGACGATACTCGGATTCTCGCGAATCCATAAGTTGGGGTACCGACCCGGCCCCCATGGAGCTACCGACGGGAGCTGCCGGGGCTTGCCCGCCAATCGGAGCCGACGGACCAGGAGCAAAGGGCGCTGCAGGAGCGCTAAGTGAACTGGGGTTGACGGTACCTGGGATTGCGTTGGTGCTACCAGCAATAGGTTGAGGGGCAGCCGTTAAAGGAGCACCAGTAACAGAGGGAGTATTAGCGCCGAACTCAGGAGTAGCTGTGGGAGCGCCTAGTTGAGTCTCGCCCGGAGCAGAGAGCTGCTCTTGACGGCCGGACATATAAGCAGCAAGACCAAGACCGCCTAAAATCCCACCGCCGACGAAAGGTGCAACAGGCATCCGCAAGGAAGCAGAAGTCCCGCCAGCTGCGGCGGCCCCAGCGGCAGCAGGAGACGAGAAAATCTGACCTAGATCAACGGTATTGATTCCGCCCATAGCATTAGCTCGGGTCGCAATAGGAGATCCCTCGGGCAGGGCTACTCCACGTCCGAGAATTTCATAAACATTTACGGGTTGAATACCTGGTTCAACTGCAGAACTTGTCGTGCGTGCGAGAGCGCCCCCCTGACCTCCAGTAGATAAACCGGCGCCGCCTGCAGGAGGAGCCATACCGCCTCCAACCGAACGCGTAAGATCACCGCCCCGATTCATGTATTGAGTGGGAGTTGTTTCCAGCTGCCGGATCAGAGGAGAGTCAAATCCCTCGGTGCTCAACAGTGCTTCCATGACGTCGTCAGCGTTGACGCCACGCTCCGCAGCCGTGGTCTCGACGATGGAACGAATACGGTTATACCCTTCAGGGTCTCGACGCATCAGTTCTTTACCGTAAGCAAAGGCAGGTTCAGGAGCTTGCGGGGAACTTAAAATCGGATAGGGACGGACAGTAGTGCTCGCGGGGATATCTTGACCTACAGGTAAAGAACGTTGTCCAGGAGCAACACCAGGAGTACGAGCCGGAAGAGTTTCGCGAGGAACATCGGCTTGGGGATATCCAGCGCGACGAGGAATTTGTTCTGCAGGAACTTCGCGGGGGCCGGGAAGTTGCCGCTGAAATCTCCCGGTGGATCGATCAGGGGGAACGTTTAGACGCGGTTGAACAGCTGGACCAGTAGGTGCGGAAGGAGTAACGGAAGGAGTAGCGGAAGAGCTAGGTTGTATCGTTTGCCGAATTTGCCGAGGGCTCGGCGCATCCGGAATCATGTTATTAATCATCCGGAGCCCGCCTTCAACAAGCGCTCGGATGGTTTTTTCGTATGCGCTGTACGACATCCTAAAGACCTAGCCTGAGTTTATATTAGCGCCAATCTGCGTAGAAATACAGACGATCAGCACGAGATACATCAGGTGGGCCAGGAATAGCTTGGATAAATTCTGCGCCACTACGTTCAAATCTGTAACGAGATGCCACAGGGTCTTTGTAGTTGGCTACATACAGCATTTCCGCGAGCCTATTTGTCTCGTATAAATAATTCTGCCGCCAGACTTTGGCTACTTCTGTCTTATCTTGAATATTAATCGACCGGTTTACATCGCCAAGAATTGTTTCTTGCCGGTTGGTAGCGCGACCAGCTGCAAGTTCTGTTAAGCGCTCAGCTTCCTCACAACGCTCAACTTGCTGGATTATCTTGTCGTAGTAAAATTCGCTTGGAATACTGTTGCAAGCTTCTAATAACCTAGAGTAATCACCCGCAGGCACAGTAGCTATATTGTAACCTAGGTGATAAGTTACACGACTAAAGTTAAAGTCATCAAGTCTATAACCAAAAACCTGAGCAGGATTACGCGTTAGCTGATTAACAGCAGCGTAAACTACTTCTCTTTTGGTGGCGTCAGTAGTGTCAGGCTGAAAAACAACGCCTTGTTGTGCTAAATAACTTTGAAGTTGCTCTAGCTCTTGTTGTGTAAACTGGGCCACAACTACCGACGCCTACAGTACACCTATTGTACTCTTTATTTATTTAATCCAAGGATTATTCAACGTAGATCGCATCACTGAGGATCTCATCCCAGTTAATGTGTTTAATTTGGCGGAGCTGCTCCAGTTTTGAAAAGCGCTCACCTGGCAGGGACATGCGCAGCTCGATGATTTCGTTGGCGGTCTTAAGGCCCACGCCGGGAAGAATCTGCGTCAGCAGCTCGGGGGTAGCGCCGTTCAGATTGAAACGACTTGGCGCAGGCACTTGGGGCTTAACAATCTGACGACCCCGTCGCGACTTAACGGGTTTTGCGCCCTGTTCTGAATCTGTATCTCCTTCCTTTTGTTCGATTTGATTTTTATGCGCAAAAAAGACTTTACCCGTGGTTTTAGACTTTACCATAAAGTACTCACCGTCATCATGAGTACTGAGAATATCTACTTTAACACCACTAGGTGTATAGGTGACGTCTTGAGGAACAGTGGCAGTCATCATAAAGATACGACTTTCGCAGAGTATAGGACAAAGTTAGAATAGAGGAAAGGTAACGAACCATGCCCAACCCTTTTAACTTACTTAGATTTGCAAATCAAGTACCTGGCGTAGGCAAAGCTTTAAGAGCTGTATACGCAGTTGCTCCGGATGTAGGCATTGGGTTGCCCCTTGAACTCCTAATGTCTACAAAAAAATCCCCAAAAAAAGAAAGAACAGCTGGACTAAACACAGCAGCAGAAGTTGCCACGTCGCTTGTACTAGGTGGAGCGGAAACAATTCCTCAGCTGACTCAGTTAGCTACGGACCCAGGAATCCTGAAAGCGCTTGGGCAAGAAGGGCTCAGCAAAAACGAAATAATTCGAAATTTAAATGCGCGAGCTCGCACGATCAACCCCAGCATGTATACCGAGCAGCTGGTAGAACAAATTGTTGAAGGTCAGATCGACGCGGAAAAAGAACGGCTGATGCAGGAAGCCCGCAATCGCCTGCGTGGAATCGAAGTGCCCCTGCCGACCTCGAGCATGATGCAAATGCGTTAAGGCAATAAAAAACCCCTCCCGGAGGAGGGGTCCCCTTTGCCGACCTGAGTATATCAGGAAGGAACGGTCGAGGTGTAGATGGTGGATTCAACCACGCCGCCAGGCTGAAGGGCCACATCGTCGCGCTTGGGGGCGACATCGGGCACGATCCAGCAGACTTCGCAAATTGCAAGAGCCTTGTTGTTGCCGGCCAGTTTGCCAGCTTGGGCGCGAGGATCGAAGGTGCCAGAAGCCAGAGCAAGACCCGAAGCGGCAACACCGCCCAGGTTGCGAGTGGCGAACAGCTTCCAAGTAGTCTCGGCACTCAGAGCAGACAGCTTGCTGGAGTCGATGATGTTCACCGAAGCGTTGCTGCCGTTCTCGATCCGGCTGTTGGAACCGGTCACGGAGGCGCCGAATTGGCCGGACACCACAGTGCCGTCGCTCCGCAGACCTTGGCTCACTGCAGGAACCAGGCTGAGCTGAGGAGTGGCGCTGCCGCCGCCCACGCCGCTGCTGATCACGTCGCCGCCATCAACACGCAGGGAAGCGCGATAGACATAAGCACCAGCAGGTACCGAGATACCGTCGGCGATATCAGCACGCACATCTTTGTGATAATCCGGAGAGGGGATAATCACATTGGCGCTGCTGAAAGCTTGGTTAGAGCCGTTCAGACCAGAACCGTAGGGCTGAGCGTAGTACTCAAGCTGGTTAACGGAACCGAGGGCCTGGTAAGACAGGTCCACGTAGCCGATTGCCTGTTGGGCAATCCAGCCGGGACGGAACACCACGCCGACAGGACCGCCAATAGGCTGGTTGGTCAGAGTTTCGGAGGTTCCGTTCTCGTTGTTGAAAACAACGGACTTCTCTTCGTGCCAGTAACGAAGAACGTTGGTGTAGTTACCAGGATAGATCTTGGCAACTTGAAGCTGGTTAGAGTTGATTGCCATCGTTAGTTACCTCCTCAAGCGTTAAAGGAGTAAGCCACGGTGGCGAAATCAGCGTTCAGGAGTTCGAAACCTGCGTACAGGCTCCAAATCATCATGATGAAACGGCTGAAGTCGTCGTTGTTGTTCAGGAGCACCTGAGCGTTGTTGCCGCCGATACCGACGCCCACGCTCTGGGGACCGAAGAACATACCGATTGCACTCTCATAAGAAGCGCTGGTACCGCCGATGGTAGCAGTCTGACTCTGAGAGGGCATGTTGGTCGATTCGAAGAAGCGAACGCCTTCGAACACGAAACCGGTGGGCATGATGGGCTCACCAGCCACGAAGCTGGCTTGACCAAAGCCCTGACCCATGTAGATAGCAGCGTTGGGCTGCATACCGGACATGAGGGGGTTGATCTGACCGTTGCCAGGATAACGAGCCACTTCACGGAAGTCGCTGTTCTGACGCAGGTGCATCAGGAAGGTAGGATCGCAAACACAGCGATAGAAACCGTCCTGATAAGTAGGAACGTTACGCTTACGCAGGCTCTTCACCACGCGCAGCAGGTCGTCCTTAACGTCGAACTTGGCTTGTTCGGCGTTGGAGTAGGTCAGCGAACCGACGGCAAGATCGCCAGGGTAGTAGTAACCACCTTGGGTGTCGGAAGCTTGACCCTTAGAAACTGCTTTCAGGAGTTCGTTAATGAACACCCGGTCACGCCAACGACGATAGTCGTCGAGCAGAGTCAGCGAACCGATGGACTGGTGGAAAGCGGTGAGGTTACCGGTATCCAGCAGCAGGCGCTGTGCAGTGATCAGGGTTTCCCGAGCAATCTTAAAGGTGCTCGGCTG